CCAGAGATCTTCGCGCAGGAGTTCGAGGGCGTTCCGACAGATGATGGCGCGAACCCCTTCGGCTTGGACGCCATCCGACGCAGCATTGCCCCCGACGATGGACAGCCCAAGGCCGAACCCGTCGTCTACGGCGTGGACTTGGCGCGTTCGTTGGACTTCACCGTCGTCGTTGGCCTCGACGCCTTCCGCCGAGTCGTCACACTAGAGCGGTGGCAAGCGCCGTGGGCGACGACTAAGGACAAGATCCGCCAGATGGTCGGCCAAACCCCGATTGTGGCGGATGCCACGGGCGTCGGCGATGCGATTGTGGCGGATTTGCAGCAGATGGGGGTGAATGTCAGCCCCCATGTGTTCACCCAGCCGTCCAAACTGCGTTTGATGCAGCGATTGGTCGCCGCGTTTCAGAGCGATGAGCTAAAACTGCCCGATGGCTGGCTGATTGCCGAGCTAGAAGCGTTTGAGTTCACCTATACCGCCTCGGGCGTCCGCTATGAAGCGCCCTCTGGCTTCCACGACGACGGCGTGATGGCGTTAGGGCTGGCATTGCACGGGTGGGACCGTGTGCAAGGCGTTCCGCCAGCAGAGTTTACGCCATTCCCATTGCGCGAACGGGGACGGGACGGTAACGTGGAGGATGGCGAGTCAGGACCGCCACGGTCTTTGACGGCGGTGGGCAATTTTACGTCACAACTCCCGTCTGACGGGTGGTAAGAGGAATTCAGATGCCGAAACGTGGAATGGAAGCGGTCGCCAACAAGCAACAGGACATGAAGAACAAGCTCGCCGCCAAACTCAAGCGGAAGCCCGTCATGCAGCGCAAGGGCAAAGGCCCCGGCGTAGCGGTGATGATTGCCATTGGGAAGCCGAAGGGCATGGGTGGCCCGATGGGCGGTCCGATGGGCAAGGGCGAAGACGAGCAGGACGAGAAGATGTCCAAAGCGGACAAGATTGCCGCGCTCGAAGAAAAGATCGGCTATCTCAAGGCGGAACTCGCGCTGCTCAAGGACGAGTCCGACGAGATGGACGACGAAGACATGAACGAGTCGGAAGACGACTCGGAAGACGAAGAAGACGAAGACGAGTACGAGTAATGCCGAAGTCTCCAGCGTGGCAACGAGCTGAGGGGAAGAACCCCGAGGGTGGCCTGAACGCCAAAGGCCGCGCCTCGCTTCGCGCTGAGGGCCGAGACATTAAGCCGCCCGTCAAGAAGGAAGCGGCAGCACAGTCGCCCACCAAGGCCAAGCGTCGGGTGGCGTTCTGTCGGCGCAGTGCTGGTCAGATGAAAATGTGGCCGGAAGCAGCAAAAAACCCAGACAGCCGTTTGAGAAAAGCGAGGCGTCAATGGGACTGCTAACATGCACTCGGTGCAAAACGGAAAAACCAGCTACGGTTGAGTTTTTCCCGTTGCACAACAAAAAGAAAAGCGGATTTGATTCGTGGTGCCGAAAGTGCCGCAGTGATTACAAGGGACGCAATATGTTTCCCAAAGGCATTACTGACAAGGTTCGGGCAAAAGAAGCTCGTATGCTTGACGAGTGCATAATTTGTGGAGAACCAAAGGGGAAATCATTTGCGGTAGATCATGACCATAAAACCGGCCACGTTCGCGGTGGTCTTTGTATGAGATGTAACATGGGGCTTGGGCAGTTTCGAGACAATCCAGAACTGCTTAGGTTTGCAGCGTTATATCTTGAAGGATCATGCGCTTGTGGTGATTGCGATGTGTACTGGGGAGGAAACATTGCTCCAGAGGACATTTCGTAATGAAGGGCATGAAGGAGAAGCTGACCAGCGCGAAGACGGCGAACGATCCGAACTCGCGGATCAACAAGTCGCTTCGGGCATGGGACTGTAACTGACCACGAAGACTGAGGAGGTAGGCGATGTCCGTTGGCAACCAGATGCGCAACAGTGTGACGGTGGCAGCACAGAACGATGCCGCGACACTGGTAGGCTTCCCGTCGAGCGGGAACGTGTCGGTGCAGATCGCTGGCTCGTTGAGCGCGACGATCACCTTTGAGGCGACCTGCGACAACACGAACTGGGTGGCGCTGCATATGCAGCCGGTCGGGTCGGCTCCGGCGGCGACGACTGCCGTAACCACGGCGACGGCAGCAGGGATTTGGAACGCCAGCACCCAGGCGTACTCCGGCGTCCGAGCGCGGTGCAGTGCTTATACGTCCGGCTCGCCCGTCATCACGCTCAAGTATAATGGCGTCTGATATGTCCCTCCTCGCACACGGAATATGGGCAGCGGTCGTTCTCGCGTCGGTATCCCGTGTGTGCAAGGTGGCCTTGGCGTTTGCGCCACATCGCGCAACGGCAACGGCGACAGCGTATGATGAGATTGACGTACCAGAAGACCTCGTGGCCTACGCGATGCAAGAGCGCGAAGCATGGGCGCAGGAAGAAGTCCTCCGCGCTGTGCGTGAGCGGTTTGAGGAGTTGCGTGACTGGAACAAGGTCCGCAGCGCCGTAGGCATTGGACGCATTGACGGGTAAGACACATGACGCTGCCGCTGACGCCAGAGTTAGAAGAAGGGATGAACCTTGAGCAGATGATGGTCGATCTGCTAAGTGCGGAAACGCCGCGTGATCCGAACGCGGAAGTCGCACCGAACGCGCCAGAGGATACGGGCGCAACGCCGGACGAAGATCTCTCCGCGCTCCAGAAGGCGATGTACGGCGCGGACTTCCCCCTTGCCACGCCAGACATGGCGGAGTCGATGCAAGCGTGGGCGTCCTGGTGCCACGGCCTATGGGTGAGCCGCCGCGAGTCGGTGCAGATGCACTTGCACCTCGTTGAGCGCAACCGCTTGTTCCGCGCTGGGCAGCAGTGGATCTCGGCCTCGGGCCTTGGGCCGTGGCGTGAACCGGCCCGTCCGCGTGACGCTGCCCGTGTCGTGTACAACATGATCGACAAGGCGCTGGACCAGCGGCTCCAGATCATGATGGATCAGAAGCCGGGCTTCGCGGTCACGCCCTCGACGCAAGACCCTGACGACAAGCGCAAAGCCACCGCGCAGCAGCTCGCGCTGGAGTACCAGTACGAGCAACAGCAGATGCAGCGCATCGGACGCGAAGCCGCGTTCTGGGCGCAGACGGACGGCCTGAGCTTCTGGCATATGTTCTGGGATCCCGACCGTGGCCCGTGGGATGAGCGCCTTGGCGAGCGGCCCGGTCAGCGCAAGCCGCTGGGCGACATCGGCTGTCAAACGTTGCGCGTGGAGCAGGTGCGGGTCAGCCCGAACGCGACCGCTACGCAAGCGCCGTATTGGGTCATCATCCGCGAAGTGATCTCGCGGTCAGAAGCCAGTTTCCGGTATGGCGTGACGGGCTTGGATGCGTCGGACACGATGCAGTCCCCCGGCAATGCGCCGACCTATTCGGGTGCTGAGGGTATCGGGTCGTGGGTGTTGACGCAAACGACCATAGGCGAAGGCCAACGATTACGGAACGAGGATGTGACCGAGCGCCTCACCGTTTACGTTGCGCCCCATCCCGATGCCCTCCCCGAAGGGTTGCAGATGGTGGTGGTGGGCAACAACGTGGTCTTTGGTCCGTCCCCGTTGCTCTGGGGCGTGATCCCTGTTGTGGCGGTGCGTGATGGGTCCAGTGATCCGTCGTACTATCCGCGCCCCATCATGGAGCAGTGGCTTGACCATCAGATGCGCGTCAATGCGCTGCTGTCCAAGTGGGTTGAGAACATTCGCGTGAACGCGGGTGGGCGGTTCCTCACGCGCCCGAACGCGATCTCCACGGAAACCTTCATGGGTGGCGTGACCTCCATGATCGAAGTCCGTGGCGCAGGACCGATGAGTGATACCATCCAGCCGGTGCAGGGTTTCAGCGTCGGGAACGACGTGAAGGAAGCCTTGGCGCTGGAGAAGACGGCGTTTGAGGATGCGTCCGGCTGGAACGCGGTCAGCCGTGGGCAGGTCACTGGCGAATCGGGTCGAGCGATCATCGCCAGCCGTGAGCAGTTGGAGCGCGTCTTCTCGCCGCCCATCACGGCCCTGTCGTATGCCTACACCGACTGGTGCAAGGTCACGATGGCTGCGATGGCGTGGGGCTATTCTCTACCCCGGTCACTGGGCGCGATTGGGAAGAATCGCCCCGACTTGGCCCGTGCGGTCAGCGCCAGTGACTTCGATGGACAGTCGGATGTGCGCGTCGAACCGGCGACACTGATGCCGATGCCGATGGCGTTCCGCCTCTACCTGCTAGACAACTGGCTCCAGACGGGCGTGATCGACCTCAAGGAATACCGTCGTCGCCAGATGTTTGCGATGGCGAAGGACATCGGGACGCCCGACGAAGATCAAGAGGCGCGAGCCAAGCGTGTCGCTGATGCGATCCGCTCTGGCGAACTCGTGCCCGATATGCGCTGGCAGGACAACGAAGCGATCCACCAAGATGTGTTGGAGCGCGAGATCCTGCTGCAAGACGACTTGTCGCCGGAGATCATCCAAGCCGCGCAAGAGCGGTGGATGGCCTTGGCGAATCAAGCCACGCAGAAACAGGGAGGGATGCCACCGCAGGGCGGCGCACCCGCCCCTGCTCCTGCCGGTGTGGGGCCAGCCGCAAGTGTGCCCGCCATTTCCCCCGGACAGATGCCGCTGGCGTCTGGGAACCCCCCAATCGGTGTTGTTGGGATGCTCCAGCAGCAGTTGACGGGAACCCCAGAAGCGGAACAGGCCGCGCAAGCTGCCGATGCCCTGTCGGGTCAACCCTAAGAGGATCTTGTGGATATTTCCGAAGCGATTGCCAGTGCGGTAGACTCTGCGCTGCCTCCCACCACTCCCGACGTAGACGACACGGAAGCCCTCGTGACGGACACGCCGGAAGTGGAGGCGGCACCAGACATCGACCCCACGACCGACGCAGACGAAGCGGTAACGTCTTCCGACGACGAGACAGCAAACGAAGCAGCCGTCGAACTCCCAGAAGGGTATGTCGCGGTCCCCGTGGTGAAGGATGCGCTGGCGACCGAGTTCACCCTCAAGGACGCGGAAGGCGAAGTCGAAATCCCCGATCTGGTCGTAGAGTACAAGGCCAACGGAAAGGTGCGGCAGGACCGGCTTGACCAAGTGGTGAAGCTCGCACAGTGGGGCGTGTACAACGCCGAGCGCGAACAGCAGATCAAGCAGGTGGAACAGCAAGCGCAACTCACGCAGCAGGAGTTGGAGCAGTACGCGACCGTGTTGCAGGAGCGCGAAGCGCAGATCGAACGACTGCTCACGGACGAAGACTTCTTGTATGCCGTGCGTGAAGCGTATGAAGTAGAGAACTCGCCGGAGAAACGTGCCGAGCGAGCGATGCGGGAAACAGAAAACTTGCGCGTTCAGTACCAGATGGCCGATATTGAACGCAGTGGGGCGCAGTTCTACGAGAGCGAAGTGTCGCCAGCCATCGACATGATTGTGACTGCACTGCCGACAATCGCTCCAGACGAACTGTTAGAACGGTTTACTTACGCGATGCAAGCGCACGTCGAGGTGGCTCCCAATGGGCAGCCATACATTCCGGCGTCACGTTACGATGCGGTGCGGAAGTACATCGTGGATGACTTGGCATCATGGGCGCAATTCCAGCATAGCCGTCGTGCCCAGCCCGTTGCGCCTTCGCCCGTACAAGCGAAGGAGAGCAAGGAACTGGAGCGAGCGCGTGTGGACGCACAGAAGGCCAAGCGGGTGGTCGGTCAGGCCACCAAGCCTATTGGACGCTCTGGCGGAACATCGACAGAGAAGCCACGGGCATCACGAATTGCTTCGGTTGACGATGCGGTGTCCAGTGCGCTGGACGAAGTGTTGTCATCCATCCGGTAACTCACTCTCGTAACAGGTACTAACTTATGCCGAATCCTACGGTTATTACGGATGCGGAACTTACTGGCCTCCTGAAGAACGTCTACAGCCAGTTCCGCGAGAAGGTGCAGAACCTCGTGACCCCGCTGCTCGCGCAGCTTGAGAAGGGTCGCGCTGGCGGTCCCCGCAACATGCGCTGGGGCGGTAACAACGTGTTCTTTGACGTCGTGGTTGGCCGTCCGGCTGGCGCGACGTTCTCGTCCGCTGGCTACTTCCCGCCCGACACCACGGCGCAGGAAGTGCAGGGTAACGTTGGTGTCGTCCGCGCCTACACGACCCGTCAGATCGACGGGCTGGCGTTCGTCGGCACCCAGAGCAAGGACGCGGCCTTCACGACCATCGCCAAGAAGACGATGGAAGAAATCAAGGACGCCTCCTCGCTGCTCATGCAGCAGGCCTTGCACAACAAGCAGGACGGTATCGTGGCGCTCATTGGCTCCGTGACTAGCACCACGGAAATCGTCGTGTCCTCGCCCTATGGCGTGGCGTCGGCGGGTCAGGGGTCGCTCCTCCTCTCGGTGGGCGACTACATCGCGGTGCTGGACACCTCCTCGTCCAACGCCGTGCTGGGTCGTTCGGCGATCACCGCCATCAGCAACAGCGGCGACAACGCCACGCTGACGCTGGGCACGGCCATCTCCAGCATGGCTGCGACGGACAAGATCGTGAAGGCGACGGCGAGCGACACCTCGTTCAACGCCGCCATGAACGGTCTGATCAACATCACGAACCGTGGCGGGGCGTATGCTTCGCTGCACAATGTGTCGGCCAGCACCTACAGCATTTGGGATGCGACCCGACTGGTGGCGGGGACCGATACGCCGGACGCGAACACCCCGACCGAATCGGACATCTGGGATCTCATTCAGAAGATCTCGGGTCGTTCCGGTAAGGACGCGATGACCCGTCCGAAGGACTTCCTCCTCATGACGACCCCGGGCCTTGCCAAGAAGCTCATGGAGAGCATGGTCGGCCAGCGTCGGTTCACGGCGAGCGAGTTCAGCACGACGATCAAGGGCGGCTACAAGGCCATTGAAGTCTGCGGTATCCCGTGCGTGACGGACTACTACGTTCCGGCTGGCACCATCTATCTCCTCCACCTCCCGTCGCTGGCGTGGGTGGACGCGAAGGATTGGGGCTTCGTCGAGTTCGAGGGTGCGGGTCCGTGGCGCTGGATTCAGGGCCGCGATGCGTTCGAGACGACCTACGGCTGGTACGGCAACCTTGCCTGCCTTGCCCGTAACGCTCACGGCAGCATCACGGGCTACACCGACACGGCGCGTTACAGCCATGTCTAAGTAATGGATCGGGGGGCGGCTCACTCTGGGTCGCTCCCCATCCATGCCCTTGATCCCATCGGAGACTTACATGAGCGTAGGCAATATCTTTGCGCCGTTGCCGGGTCGGTTTGGGGTGTTCCCCAACCTGCTGGCTGGTCGCTGCGATGCGGCCATTGGCAACAACACCACGACCACCTACAGCTTTGGTGGTCATCCTGCGGTATGCCTCATCAACCGCGCCGTCGTGTCTGCTGGCACGGTTCCGGCTTCGACGAGCGGGACGATTCTTGGCGTGTTGCAGAAGTACGATGCGTCGGCTGACGCAGCGGTGGCGCTGACGGGCAACGTCGATCTGGAGGCGCTGGTCGCGCACGAAGGAACGGCGGTGACGCTGCTCACCACGCTGACGGACGCGCAGAAGACGCTGGACGTTGGCGATACGGTGCGCTTTGTCGTGACGACGAACAACACCGTGACGACGGCGGCAGTGGATTTGCAGGTCAACGTCGAGCTGCTGGTGCAGGGCTAGTGACATCTCCGGTCGTTCTCTTGAACGCCCTTGGCTCTCCTGAGCCGTCGCCCACGATTGAGCGGCGGCTTCGGGAGATCCATTCGGGCCTCCATCTCCGATTCGTCCAAGGCGCATGGGGTGTGTGCCTGACATGGACGGACGACGATACGCGGCGGCAGTGGATTCAGAACGAGTCCTACAGTCCCGCCCAAGCGTATGACATCATTGGCTACCTGCCGATGGACTGTCCCCCCGACTCTGCGCCGGGGTATTTGTCCAAGATGTTCCGCGAGTTCCCTCGCACCGATGTAAACCGGATGCTTGATGCGCTCGACGCCTTCAACGCGCAGCCAGCACAGGCGGCGGTGGAAGCGGCGATTGCCGAAGTGTTGGATGGCGCAGACCCGTCTGGCACCGCCAAGCGCGGTCGTGGTCGCCCCCGCAAGAACTCCTAAGAGACTGTCATGCCATCAGTTACCCTCCAGCAACTTGTCACGGACACACGCGAGTACATGGACGCGGTGGGATCTACGCGCTGGTCGGATAACACGATCAAGACGGTACTCAACAACGTGTTTGACAACGAGTGGTCGAACATCCTGAACGCTGCGCCGTACTACACCTTCGGGTTGCGGCAGGTGACGACGGATGTGAACGGCCAGTTTACGTTTGCCTCCCTCAACGCAGGGTCGGGCGACACGCAGCAGAACTTCTATCGCGTCATGTCGGTCAGCGACGGCAACGTGCTGTACGACCAGACGCGATTCCAAGATGTGCCGCTGGCGACGACGACGAACTATCTGCCGACCTACCCGCGCCTGTACTACATCATCGGGCAGGGGGTCCAGATCCTTCCTGTCGCCTCTGGCACGGGGCTGTACGTCGGGGTGAACTACAAGCCGACCGCGCTGCTGGATCTTGCCAGCGATACGTCGGTCGTGGATTACCCCGACAACTGCCACCTCATTCTTGTCTGGAACGCGGCGGCGCAGTTGCTCCTCAAGGGCGGCACGGAAGCGGCAGCGGCAGCGAACCTCAAGGCGCTGGCCGATGACGACCGCAAGACGCTGCTGGACGACATTCGCCGCTACACGATCAACCCGACGCGCATGGCCTACCCCGACCAGAAGTATGACTGGAGCGGCGGCTAATGGCGGCGGGGCGCGAGAAGGTCGTTGACCAGCAACCCAAGTTTGACGGGGGGTTGAACAATGTGTCCGATGACGCCGCGCTGCTCCCGAACCAGTTGCGTCGGGCTGACAATGCGCGGCTGACGGACTACGGGGCGATCACGAAGCGCGGGGGCACCAAGCGGACCTCGACGAGTCCCCTTGCCAGTGCCGCCGTGCTGAACGGCTACACATGGCGCAAGGACGGCGGGACGCAGCAGTTGATGGCGGTCTGCAACGGGACGCTCTACACCTCCACGTTCAGCGCCACCTACCCGTGGACATGGGTTGCGCAGTCTGGAAGCCTGTCCACGACGGTCCCGCCCTCGTTTGCCCAGTTCCAGAATGGCAGCGCCGATGTGGTCTATATCGCAGACGGCGGGACGCTCAACGTCTGGACGGGCAGTGCGCTCAACACCAACCTCGCTGGCACGATTGCGGTGGAAACCATCGTCGTGCATAACGAGCGGCTATGGGGGTGCGGCAACAGCACCTTCCCCGATTCGATCTTCTACTCGGCGCTGAACAACGGTGATACGTTGGGCGTGGGCGCGTCAGGCGGTGGGCAGATCATTGTCCGCACGTTCTCCGACGAAACCGTGGTCGGCCTCGCGTCAATCAATACCTCGCTCTTGATCTTCCACCGGCGCGGTATCTCGCGCTTGACGGGCTACGGGCAGGACGACATCAACGTGGCCCCGCAAGGCTTGACGGCAGATGTCGGAACCATCGCGCCCAAGTCCATCGTCAGCATCGGCAACCTTGGCTTCTTCATCTCGGAGCGCGGGTTGTTCCGCTGCAACGAGGCGGAGGTGGCTCCGGTCGGCACGGTCGATACGCCAGACCCGACGCTGGCAATTATCCGCAGCCTGTCGGCCAGCGACTTTGCCAACATCCGCGCCACGTTCAATCGGGCCACCCGCGAGCTGCTGATTAGCTTCCCGAACTACGGCGTGTTCGCGTACCACACGATCCTGCAAGCGTGGACCGGCCCGTGGGATACGGGCTATGTCTCGCCCTCCACGACCGCCCTGTTCGACTCGGTGGACTCCAACGGCCTCCCCGCCACCCTCAAGGGCGATGCGGACGGGTATGTGACGGTCTGCGATGCCAGCGGGGTGTTCGTGGACAACCAGTTGGCGGACGGGACGGGCGGCACCACCTACACGCTGACGGCGCAGATGCACCGCCTCTACTGCGGCGATGATGCGCTCGCCAAGTCGCTGCGCTGGGGCTACCTCACCGCCCAGCTCAAGGGGTCGCTGTCCACCAGCGTCACATGGAGTACGGAAACGGACGCGGGAGCCTACACCCTGCCGACCGACTTTTCGAGCGCCGGTATCTGGGGCGCAGGAACGTGGGGGTCAGGAACGTGGGGCGGGGCCAGCAGCCGCAACTATCGTATTCCTATGGGCGGAACGGGCTATTATGTCGATATGTACATCATCGACTCGGGCACCGCTGCGCCGATCTTTAGTCGGTTCCAGTTGGAAACCTTTGCGCTGGGGAGGCGCTAATGGGACAAACGGTTGGGCAACACGGCGTTGCCGCCTTTACCAACCCATCGAACGGCGACCCGCTCAACGCCACGGTGGTCAAGGCCAACGACAATACAGTACGCAGCGCCTACGTCGATCACGACAACGACGGCGGCATCCACCTCCAGTCCTCCACGCTGGCTACTCGCCCCGTGGCAGGGTCGGCGGGGCGCAAGTGGCTCACGACCGATACGGGGTCGGTCAAGCTCTGGTTTGACACCGGCTCGGCGTGGGAGGAGATCAGCTATCTCAATAGCTCGTCAAACCTGAACGCCAGCAACCTGAGCAGCGGGACGGTGCCCGACGCACGGTTCCCCTCGGTCCTGCCAGCGGTC